GATTCTAAATACCAATAGCCGTTTTGCTTCGGGAGTTTGAAGTCAGGCGTGTACTTCGCATGCCTCGAAGGGACGACATATTGGATCTTGTCGGTCTCATATAGAACTTCGATCTTGTGAGATCTCAACTGTTTCGCAATGGTTTCCTCAAGACCCGACCGATATCCATTAGCCAAGCCTCGATAGAAAGATCTGTTTCTCCTAGTAAAACTAGAAGTCATCATCATCTAGTTCATCTACTGGAGTTCCATTTGCTGATGACCATTCGCCATCATTATCTTCTATGGAAAACTCTCCATCTTCAACAGCATCAAAGCCTCCTCCGTCGCCAGAGAAACCGTCAACTACCTTTACCAGTTGTACCCGATCAAGAAGTAATCCGACGCCGTTAGTACCGCTAACGCTATAAATGTTTAGGATACCTGCAGCCTTCAATCTGGAGCCGCCACTAACTCGAGGCAACTTCTCCGGAGTAATCACTTGACCATTTGAGTCGTAGTACTTTGGTTGATACTTGCTTTGTACTTTGAAACTTACTTGTCCGGTCTCGTCGTCTTTGGAAAACGCAAACTTAATATTCTTCTTGTTACCAAATGCGTCGGCAGCCGCTTCCCTCATCATCTTCATCAGGGGCTCGGCTTCTTTTGATGTCATTAACAACTCGGTTTTGTACTTCGGGTTGTCCTTGTCAAACGCTGCGTCTGGGGTGTTCAGATGCGGATATTTCGCAGTTCCTACAGCCGTTTGGAATGGTGTTACTTTTGGCATACTTTTGTCCTTTTAGAAAAAGGGGCGGACTCCAGTATCAGAGGTCCGCCCCAGACAGGGAGAGATAAAACGAAGAAAGCATCGCTTCCTTCAAAAGGGGGACAGAAGCCTAACTAAAGCAAAAGTCGCTCTGTTTGATTTGCTCCAGATCCAGAGTGCCTTTTTCCGGTATCTTGTCCTCGAAGACATGCGCCGGATTGTTCAACTGGTTCCTAATCTCACCCTCAAACCTGTCAAACAGACAGTCCTCAGAATACATGTCCACTAGAGTTGATCTCACGGTGTCGTAAAGATCCCAAGCGTTACCACTCACTGAAAATGAGTCATGAATCATGAAAAAGTCTTCCGCCGTACCCTCGTCGATCATGCGACACACAACTTTATGAACGTGAGCGCTGTCGCAGCCATGGATGAAGTTGGGCGCTATAGCGTTGGTAGCCTTTTTGACGTCCGCTGCATCCAACTCCTGACTTAAAGACACCTTAGTCCTTTTGCGCTGTTTGATTGCACGGTCATACAAAAAGATCTTGATCTCTCGACGTCTGGTCTTTCGGTAGTCTTGCACGATGGGGAAGCCAGAAGGAGAAGTCCATTTGACTGCCTTGTTTTCTCGGGCCAATACCTCCGTAACGCCTTGGAGATACTCCATAGCGCCAGAGACCTTCGGTAAGGTCTTCTGGATCGCTTGGTAACTTACGTTAGCAATGAACCTAGCCGCCTCAAACTGTCCTTGCTCTGTCGGCGCTATTGGATGCTTATCGATAAGTTTGTAGGCGACCTTGCGCTGTAAAGGCTTCATTAGATCCTCGACAAACTGTGCCGCCATGCCCACTGGTTTACTTGAGTAGCCAAAGGTCATTGTTGCTCTCTTCAAAACGGATCTTGTAATGCCGTAGTCGAGCCAGATGCGACTTAGTTTGCCGACTGTCGAACTGTCTTTTCGTTTCGCGTTGAACTTTACTTTGCTTGACCTTTGTTCCTTCAAAATAGCCGTGACATTCTCTGCGTTGCTTGCGTAAATGTCTGCGACGGTCTTCGACGGCACAAGGTTGACCAATGCTCCCTCCCTCTGACTACGGTTTAGGCATGAGTAGTGCTGAACGCCACTGTTGGTGCCATCCATGGCGATGGGCACATAGCAAACAAAGTCCTCTCCTTCCTCAACCCATCGTGCATACTCTAAGGCTGCGGCAACGAATTGAAACGGCTTGTCTGCTTCACTCCAAAAGTCATAAGATTTCTTAAAGTCTTCTGCGATTGCAACAATGTTGTCGTGATTGTCTTGGACCCACTCAACACGCTCGTCCAAGGCTGCCTTACTGATCTTGGCGAAGTCTCCGACGTTTGCCAGATGGATCATCAGCCAATACGCATTGTTTCCCTCAACTCTGTAGCCACGAAAGTAGGTAAACATCGACTTTATGTGATCGTCGCGGAAATAGTTGAACGATGGAATGCTGTATATACGCCCTCGAAAATCAAGGTTCATCGGTAAAAAGAACTTATCGTGGACCGCTAGTTCATGCGCTGTTTGAAGATCCTGCCTCATGACCTCCGCTGCGCCCTTGACCTGCGTGACTAACTTTTGATGCCGTCTGATGTCGGCTTTGATTTCCGCGATTACTTGCGGCTCCAACTCTTGCCAGTCGTCCGGCATTCTCGGTCGCTCTGGTAGATCTTGAGTCGGAAACTTGCCCAACTGTTTGCGCTCGTCCCAACACCACTGCACAACCTCCAGAATGGCGTCATTGATTGCGAGTGGAGTGGCTTGGATAGCGTTGACTGCGCGGACGTAATCTGGTGTGCCTTTCGTAAACTGATGTCGAATTGTATTCTCTTGGTCTATCGTTGACGACCTCACCAACTTCACACAACTAGACAGAAAGTCGTCATGGTAGGCACCAGTGTCGAAGTCCGTCCATGGGTTTGGCTCCGACAGCATAGGTTTAAAAATAGGTGCCATCCAACTGAGGTATTTCGCCGACTTCTCAAGTTGCTTCTCGGCTGCCTCGGTAAACTTTAACCGAAGCATCGTATTGTTCTTCCCTTCCATCTCAAGTGACTTGTCGAAAACATGTGAACACTCAAGCACAATCGATAGAACAGGAGCCGCAAGTTTGGTCCTGCGTTCTTTGATTGACTGTCGCTCGGCTCTAGTCTTTGCGGTGCCAAAGTTCATAGATCGAAAGCCATTTTTCTCCGCGATTATGCGTAAAGCCTTTAGTCTGTACTTTGGGCTCGAGTGTGCCGTTGTCACCTGATCAATTATTCTCTTGTTAGTGTTACGCGGCTTCGGGCGCTCTAGTCCGGCTTTGGCTGCAACGTCTATTGCTGTCTGATGTTCCTGTTTGTCGTGCCAGAGCAACTCGTTCTTGAGCAACTCTTTCTCGATCAGTTCGCCAATTGTCTGGGTTATTTGGGTGACTGTGGACACCTTCAACACCCCATTAAAACAACACACTAGGCCAATGTAAGCCAAGATGTCTTCGTCTACAGTAGACAACTCTTCGACCCAAGTCGGGATCCGTCCTTTAGACTTCCTGCCTTCTTTGAGTGCCTTTTGTATGCCTTCAGTGACTTTAGGCATTGCTTGTTTTAGGTGGTTGAAGTGGGAGGGGCTATCTGTGACATCTTCGGACCCCTCGTGCTTGTCTTTGTATCTTTCGTTTCCTTGGTCTCTCATCGACTGTTCGTATGCGGCATTTGTTTCATTAGTCATACTGCTCTTCCTAGTTGTCTCTCAAAAGGGGGACAGAAGGTGCGACTTAAATAAGACGCACCTCTTTTCGTTTCTGTATGTTTGGTATCAAGTATCGTTTTGAGATGAACTCTCTTTAAGCGCTAATTTACAGAGAGTAAATGTAGACTAACTAGACACCTCCAGACATTTGTGCCGCGATTGCTTGTAGTGCGCTTGGCTTGGCCTTAATGTACTTGCGCGTCGTTTTCTCTGACCTGTGGCCCAACATGAGACCAATGACAGCCGAGTTGGCTTTGATGTCATTAGCCATCTTAGTGGCTGCCGTATGCCTTAGAGTGTGGAAGACGTAGCGCGGATCCCTGTGCAACAAGTCGCGCCTCATGCGACCCCATGCACGATAGAACCTTGTATGCTCGAAGTACCTTGCCGGAAGAAAGTCGAGGGCTGACAAAGCGTCGTGCGCTCTCTTGTTTAGTGGCACGTACCGCTCGTCGCCGTTCTTGGTGTCCTCCAGATGCACCCAGTTTGCTCCAGTGTCGTCCTGTTCGAGGCTGTCCCGAGTCAATCCGGTGATCTCACCTAGCCGCATTCCGGTCTGGTGGCCTAGCACGATAAAGTGCTCCATGTAGGCGTCGTCCGTTTCTTTGAAGTAAGCCTCCATTTGCGCCAGTTGCTCCTCCGTAAAGAAGAGTGGACGTGCGTTAGTCTTGGTTGCCCTCCAAGTAAACTTCGGCGCGTGGGTGATATGCTCCTCGTTGACTGCGTGACCAAAGACGCGAGTCAACATGGCTGCATAATGGTTAACCGTGTTGTCTGACAGCCCCTCGCGTGTGAGGCTGTCAAAGAAGTCGTGTATGTTGTGAGGCTTGAAGTCGTCAAGGGCTCGTGTTCCGTAGTCGCGGAAGTTGGCGAACTTCTCCGCCTTCCTCACTGACTTCTTGCGGTGATCATCTGTGCCGCTCCAAAGTCTGTGCTGCTCGAACATAACGAAAGTTAAAAAGTCATATGAGTTGCTCATGATGTCACCTCTACTTTGCCAGTTGAAAAGTCCTCTTTGTTGACTAACTGCCCACAGCCGTTGCAAGTGATCGCACACCATGCAAAATGATATACTTTGGTTGCCTTGTCGCAATGTGGACATACGATGGGCCGTCCATCTTGCGGCGCTCTGGTGTGTTTATCTACTGGCTTCATGATCTCTCCTCCTGTTCTGCGACGGCTGCCGCTGCTATCTTTGCCATGTGGCGGATCTGTTGTTCTGCGTCGATGATCGACTGTGCCTCTGCGTTTGGGTTTTGTAGGACCATCAAGCATATTTCTGCGACCGTCTCCCAAGACGGACACAAGTTGACTGTTGTGACTGGCTCGAAGCCTTTCAGTTGAATGCGGCTCATAATGTCTCTCCCAGTCCGTCACACTCACCAGAGCACGACAGCGCGTGAGCGATGCATGCGGAATACTCTGTCAGTGCTTCGTTGACGTCAGTTGCACTCTGGACCTGCAATCCATACCGGACAGCGTAGCCATCGAAAGTCCTGAACAACTCCACGCTAGTGACGTCAGTTACGTCGTTCTTTGCGATTAGTTTAAGCATATTAGTTAACTCCCATTAATGCAGCGCCAATCCACAGACTGACGTAAAATGTACCGAAGATGGAAAGGACGCCTACGACGTCCCCCAAGATTGCGAGTGCTTCACGAAGGCTCATGACGTCACCTCCTTTTCCATGCCAAGGATGATGTTCACCATGAATAGCCAGTAACCATCAAGGACCTTCTCTTGGAGTTTGTCGCTTGCTTCTGGATCAATCGAGCCAAACTTAATCGCCATGTCGATAATGTCGCCATTGTAACAAGCGATAGGAAGAGCCAGACCGGACAGCCAATCAAGCATTGCAAAGCGCTTGCCGTCCCTCTGGATCAGCCATCCTTTCTCTGAGTTGAACCGCTCGAACAGACGCTTGATCTTGGCCTCTCTGGTGGGCAGTTCGTTGCCGTCGTAATCTGTTACGGTGTCGAGGATGTAAGCCTGATACTTTGGCTTATAGACTGTGTGGTGTACCTTGCCGCTCATGACTGCACCTCCAGACCATTGGTCCAGTCTATGGACTGTCTGAGGTCATTCTTGAGGGCATAAGACTGGAACACCCATCCTTCGGCATACTTCTTGCCCCTGTACTTGTTGGCATATGCCGGACGGATAAAGTTTCCTTCAGCATCTTGGAAAAAGTACGCGCTGAGGTAGTAGCGAGGATTGCCGTTGCCATCGTTGTTCATGCGAACTGCTTCAGCCTCTAGGCTGTTAGCCATGGCATCGACCGCGTCTCTTGCTTTCGTGTAGGCTTCTTTGTTTGTTGTAGACATATGTTCTCTCCTTGTCTGTGTTAGACGAGGATGTTGGAACTTTATGTCTACTGTGGCCTAGTGGCCTGAGTCGGGCTGTGTGCCTCTGCTTGGTGCTTTCGGTGGGGAGTTACAGTCCCCTGCCACACCTTGCGGCCTGTCGCCCTATCAAATGTAAACCAAGGCCCCAACGCCTCGTTAGACCCTAAGTGCCATCACGGACATCCCCTGTCAAGCGGAAAGACGACCTTCTGTCCCCCTATAGAAGCAGAAGAGCGGTAAGCACTGCCGACGCCTGTACTATAGTCGACTGAGGAAACATCCTCCACGACCACACAAAGAACACAAACAAAGAACTTAAGTGACCTTAGTCTCTATAGACTGAGGTGCTTAAGGCGCGAGAGTCGATCCCATGAGACGAGGCCCAACCCTCGACCGTCAGGTGATCCTCTCGCAACTAACACAGACAAAAGATCGGGAGTACGAAAGATGCTGAAGAAACTGAAAGAGATTGTGTGTTGGCTAATTGCCGGACTGAGGAAGACCGTTAGTATACTTGTCGGCGCTTGTGTTTCCGTGTGGATCTGGTGTTGGTCTTGGCTCCCGAAGTCGGACTCTTAATACTATTGTTTGGATGTGTCGTGTGGCACTGGTTGCGATTTGTGTTCTATGAGTCGAGAGAGGGCGAGAGACGGAGGCACGAGAGGCGACGTGAGAGGCTTAGGCATCGTGGGCCACCTTGGAGTGATCCGGAGGTCTGATGATGCTGTGAGTGACTGTGAGTGGCTTTGGTCCCTATCTGTGTCGAAAAGAAAAAGCCTTCAGCCAGATAAGTTTCTCTAATGGCGCTAATGTCTACGGATGCGAACATGGCATCCCCCCCAGTATCGTCGGGGATATTCTGTCCCCTGTCAAAGAACACCAGTAAAAACAGAGGCTTAGTGGATCGACCTAAGAAAACTTAGGTTCCCTAGCCGAAATCAACCCCCACGCACCAACGAAAAAGATCAATTTCAAAAAGTAGGCTAAAGGTCGGCGTTGTTGTTGTTGTAGTCCGTCTCTTTAAAGCAGCGGCTACATTTGAAAACAAAAGGAACTTTAAGATGGGCTTAGAAACAGCAGCCACTATTGACCAACTGAACACTTCGAACCCTGTCGCCACAGACGGCTTGGGGCAAGCAGACGACCACATACGTCTCATCAAGTCAGCGGTAAAATCCACGTTCCCCAACGTCACCGGAGTAGTCTCTGCGTCACACACAGAACTAAATAAAATCGACGGATACACAGGTAGTACATCTGAACTCAATGTTCTCGATGGTATCACTGCGTCTACAACAGAACTCAATAAACTTGATGGCGTCACTGCGTCTACAACAGAACTCAATAAGATAGACGGACTGACAGCATCTACAGCCGAACTCAATAAACTTGATGGTGCGACAGCGACAACCACCGAGTTAAACTATGTGGATGGCGTTACTAGCAACATTCAGACACAGTTAAACTCAAAGTATGTGGCAGCAACTCAAGTTACAGGTACATGGCAATCAGGTACAGGTGGGACAGCTAGTTTAGTTACACCTGCAGATATAAAGGCTGCCATTATTGCCTTAGAAACAAGTTCTACACCTAACTTCACATCTCAGGTTGCTTTTACCTCTAGTGTCACCACTGCAACACACGGATTAGGGGCATTACCATCACGATGGGAAGTAAGTGTTGTATGCACAGTAGCAAACTTAGGCTATGCTGTTGATGATGTTATCCGCTTAACTTCACATAACGAGGGTAGTGGTGCTCGTGGCACTACTGTATCTGCCAACGCCACAGAGATTACCGTAGCTGGATCCTCTGTATTTCTTCAACAAAAATCAGGTGGCGGGGCTGCAGCACTAACAAACACAGACTGGGATCTTATTTTTGAGGCTTGGACATAGTGACGAATGGCCGAGCGCGTTAGAACATTTTTAGATAACTGGCTCATTTGGCCTAGAGGCATGATGATCGCTTTTACAGTCATGTCGTGGAGGGTGGTGGAGTGGTTTATGAACCTACCGGACCCTACGACACAGCAGTCAGCCTTAGTATCAGTCGTAATGGGATCCGCCACAGGAGCCTTCGCCATATGGATGGGAAAGGAAGCATAGTATGTTTAGTGCAATAATCTTCGCTTGTTCATTACAGATAAGAGAATGCCAGACTATCACCAGTCGAAAAATATTCACAGATGAGCAATCGTGTATGACAAGCCTTAGTATTGGTACCGTCGATGTTCAGATGCAGGGATGGCAGATCATGCAATCCGTTTGCTACAGATGGGCATCAGAAGCCTAGCAAAAGAAAACTATTAGAATGGAGGAGGGTGTAGTGCCTAACTTACCAGTCCGAGGACTAGGTTCTGTGGGTGTGGTCACTGACGTTGACCCCTACAACCTACCGATCAACGGCTTCACTAGAGGCAAGAACGTCAGGTTCCACGAAGGAAAAGTGACCCACGGTCCAGTCTTCAGAGACGTCAGTCCAACCAGTACAATAAGCAACCCAATCTTTGCCTATGGCATACAGTCAGCCTCAGGTTACGATACTGTCCTGTTGATCGACGATACCTTCCAGATCAAAGAGTTGAGTAACGGTGTGTTTACGACACGACATGCAGCTACTACGCAGTCACCTCTACATGAAGTCACAGCGACAAGTTTAGCGAATGTCATCTATGTAAACCGCAGTGATCAGATCCCTCTACATAGGACTTCTAGTAACTCTAGTTTTACAAACCTTCCCAACTGGCCCTCGACATACAGAGCAAGATCCTTCAGATCTTTCGGAGACTTCCTGATTGCATTGAACACCACAGAGGGTGGTGTCGAGCATAAAAGCAGGGTCCGCTTTAGTACCACTGCATTGTCAAACAATGTCCCTACCACTTGGGACGAAACAGACACAACAGAGTCTGCAGGTTTCAACGACCTTGTACAGATGAAAACATCTATAGTTGACGGTGCGACCCTTGGATCGAACTTCTTGATCTACTCGTCTGACCAAGTGTGGATGATGGAGTTTGTTGGTGGTTCGTTTATCTTTAACTTCCGTAAACTATTCGACGACGCAGGGGTTATGAGCCAAAACTGTATAGTTGAGGTAACAGGCAAGCACTACGTTTTTGACTTTGATGATATCTATATCACCGATGGCAACACTAGGCAGTCTATCTGCGACGGTCGGGTCCGAGACTACATCTTTAACAGTATTGACTACACCAAGCGTGACGAGTGTTTTGTGTTACATAACGCTAACCTTGAAGAGGTATACTTTTGTTATCACTCAGGCGACGATCTTGCTGTTTTCGAAGACGGAGACAAGTGTAATCGAGCGGCTGTCTACAACTACAAAGAGGATACTTGGACCTTTCAAGATTTACCTAATGTAGTGAGTGGAAGTATTGCCAACATTTCGTCAGCGGAATCCTATAGTTCAGTCGATTCTGGCATAAATTATGCTAACTCAGGTGGTACTTACTTGAGCCAAGAGTCTGAGTTTAAACGTCATGCACTTATGGTTTCCAAGTCAACAACTGGTGTCTCTAGGTCTACAATGTACGGTCTCGATTTGCCGGACCTTGGGTCTTTAACTGAGGCGGCAGATACTATCGTGAGTAAACCTGCGTTCTTAGAGCGAACAGGTATAGATTTAGATGAGCAAGGGACTCCGCTCTCAGGCTACAAAGTGATCAATGCGTTTTATCCTCAGATGCACACACCTAATACAGATGGTAACTTTGAGTTTACATTTGGTGCGGCGGATATACCGACGAACACTCCAAACTATGAGTCAGCAATAACCTTTGACTCGAATGTAGAGTACAAAGTCGATACTCGGATCTCAGGCAGATACCTCAGTTACAAATTAGCATGTCCTACTCTCAAGGACTTTGCGTTCTCTGGTATGGACTTGGATGTGATTGTCACAGGCAGGAGGTAGTTAATGGCTCTTTCCGACTTACTCAACGTCTTGGTCAAGAATTATGTTCGAAGGCCAACGCCAACAATAAACCAAGATCAACTAGGTCCTTACGTCCAAGATCAACTCCGAGAAATAGAGTCGTCAATAAGGACACTAACCGATGCAGCAATAAGTGTAACAGATCAAGAGCCTGAGTCTAAACGCAAGGGCATGGTTCGCTACGCAATATCGCCTTGGGATCCCCTCAGTAACGGTTACAGCGGTTTAGTTGTTTACAATGGGACCAACTGGATAGCCGTATAGAGGTAAACAAATGCAGCAAGACTTACAAAGACGTACATCAATCATGGCTTTTCAGAAGATGATGTTTCATGGCGTTCAAGAAGGCTACATTGAAGACATTACTGATAAAACAAAACTCAATCACTACTTTACACCTACGGATAAAGACTACGGCTGTTCAACTTATGCTCGAGAATTGTTTATGCCTAAAGGCATGATTGTAGTCGGCAAATTACACAAGAAAGCACACCTGACATTCTTGCTTAAAGGCGTGATTGTCGTTGTATCTGAAGATGGCGGTAAGAAAAGGCTACATGGCCCTGTTACTTTTGTATCCCCTGCTGGAGTTAAACGTGTCTTCTATATCGAAGAGGACGCACTCCTTACAACAGTTCATCTTACAAAAGAAACAGACGAACAAAGCCTCGATAAAATTGAAGACGAGGTTATTAGCCCAACATATGAGGCCATGGGCCTAGAGGAACCAGACCTATCAGGTTTAGACAAGTTCCTATCACAAAAATAGAAGGAATAATTATATGTCTTTTGCAATAATAGGCGGTGCAATCATTGGCGGCGGATTGGGACTTGCTGCTGCCAATAAGCAATCCAAAGCCATGGACAGACAAAACGCTGCTAATATGGCATCGTTCAACATGTACAGACCCTACGTTGAGCCTAACCTAAAAGGTGCAGATTCTGCTCTAGGCGGAATACTGGAAACAGGTAACTACCAAGGTCAGACTTACGCAGGACCTAATCAGTTCAACAGAGGTACAGCCAACCAAATGGGCCAGTTTGGTCTTGGGATGCAGAACAGTGGGTCCAATATAATGGGCCAGACAGCCGGATTTGGGCAGAATGCAAACGATCTCTACGGTCAGTACATGGGAATGGCTGATGGTGCAGGTCAAGACCGCATGGCGACTGCGATGAACTACGCTAACAACAATGTAGACGCATTAGCAGACGTAGCCCTTCGTGACAGTCGCAGAGGTCTGGACGAGAACCTCCGTCAAGGCAACATTTCAGCCTCTGGAACCGGAAACATGAACTCAAGTCGTGCAGGTGTGGCTGATGCCATCGCTAGACGTGACTTTGGCGACCGTGCAGCCGATGTACGCACAGGTCTACAGAACCAACTGATCGATAGATCCCTCCAACAGCAAGCACGTCAGTTCTCAGACCAAGGCGATGCACTAAATGCAGCCGGAAGGGCTAACCAGAACATCATGGGCGCATACGGCATGGGCATGAATACCATGGGTGAGGGTGCTAACTTTGGTATGAACGCCGGAAACTTCCTACAACAGCAAGAGCAGAACCGTTTGGATGATGAACGCAACAGGTTCGAGCGTGATCGAGACTTTGAGTTCGATATGCGAGAGCGATACGGACAAGGCATACTTGCACAAGGCGGAACCACATCAAATAGATATCAGGCAAACACAGTAGACAAGGGACAGGCAGCCTTTGGCGGTGCGATGGCAGGTATAGGCTACGGAAGTAAATATTTCGGCCCCAACAGTGGATTTGGCGAAAGTAAAATGTTTAATCCCTTATTCGGTGGTAAATCGGGTCTAGGGATTGGAGGTAACTAAAGATGGAATGGGAAATAATTAGCCAGAACCCTAACTTTATGGCTGCTTTAGCCAATGACACTAGGATCGGACCAGATCCGAAAGCATGGTATAACAGTCTTAGACCAGAAATGCAAAAGACATTGGCTGAGTCTTTTATGCCAAAGTCAGTTGCAGAGCCGATCCTAAACCCGAACATGGCACAGACAATAAGTCAGATTAACAGACCTGTCTTAGATCAGGTTGAGCCCCCTGTTTCTAAAAATAATGGTGTACTAGCAGGTGGCTTTAACGCCGATGGCGTTGCTATTGGTACAAACATGGAAGCCGACGTAGACCCAACCAAAGGTTTCGTACCAGTCACAGTAGGGTCTGGACAGAGTATGGGTGTCGTCATGCTTAATCCAATTACTGGCGCGGTCATGCCAAAAGAGGGTAATGATGTTAGCAATCTATTGGCTATGAACCCCAACATCCAAAAGATTGCTATTGAGGCTTACAACAAGCGTAATAATGCTCCAGTAGTAGAGGCCCAAAACAGACTTAACACTGCCCAAGGTATCATCGATGCCACAGGTGGTCAGGTGACAGGGCCTATCCTTAAGCAGTACACAGATGCTAGACGAAATCTGACTGAAGCCCAGAGACGCGCTATGTCTGAAATGTCTAACCCCACAGCCGTGGACATGGCACTTGGAAGACCGTCTTACGAGACTCCAGTTCTATCAGGACTCGAAGAGTTTGAGGCAGAAAATGCTCCGTATGTACGTCCTACAGTGGTCAACAATCCGAATGTATCTAATAGACCTAACGTGGACTTTGCAGATCCAACTATGGCTCCAACGGATGCTCTTACACAACCATCCGTAATTAATTCCGAGCGAGGCCGTGGTAATATCTATGACGGAAACCCAGTTCTTATAAACAACAATAATCCAGATCTACCCTTTAATACTTATAGCGAGAATGGAGTTCTTACCGATAACTCTGCGCCAAACACTGTGACGAACTCAGGTGTCTTAGGAACAGGTACGTCAAACCGTACGTCAGGTGGACCAAGTGTTCGCTCGATCATGGGTTCTTCAGGCATGAAGACCAGCAACAGACGTGGATCTAACATCCCCAACATGCTCATAGACAGAAACGAGTCTCTCATCCGTATCGGTGGAGCAATGTACGGTGGTGCGCTTCAAGGTAACGGAATTACTGCCGCTACTGAAGCGTATGGCAACATCCAAGACGCAAACCGTAAAGCAGACGCGGCTAGATTTAAGATTGAAGAGGC